CAGGTCGCTGTACAGTCCATGATTCCGCTGCAGGAGCGCGTCTGCGCTGTTCCGGCCCTGCTGCAGCGCGCCGCTCGCGCGCTCGAGTCCCGTGTCGAGATAGCCGCGGGAATTGATCCCGTATTCGTTGATCTGCGCGCGGTTGCGGTTTGCGGCTTCGCGCTCTGCGCCACCGCCGAACAGGGTGTCAAAAAAGGATGCCATCAGGGTATCTCGCTTCTCACGGTTCGAACGACAGCGACCAGCGCCTTCAGCCAGCGGTACCAGTCGGGATTCATCCGCCCCTCAGCGGTCACCAGCGGAATGCTCGCGTCCGGCATCGGCGGGATTGGAGGTGATGTCGTGGGCATTGGTGTTCACTTGGATTCCAGAATGCGTTTTCGGAGCCGGCCGGGCATGCCCTGGGCGTCCGGCTGATGCACAGTCAATTGCGCAAGGGCTGAAACTGCAGGTCGCCGCCCATCAGGGCAAAGTGCACGGGATCGGCGAAGCGGAATTTCAGCTTCACGCCTTTCGGCCCGCAGTGGCCGAGATTGCTCACGGTGACGTTCGGGCTGCGGCCCTGTCCGCCAATCCGGCGCCGCCACGCATCCGACCACGAGAGCCCGAGATCCCTCGAGATGAAGATGTCGATGGCCGGATCGGTCTCGACCGGATCATCGCCCTGAGCAAGGCCTGCGCCGGCGGCGACGAACAGATCGAGCCGGTTGACACGCGCGCCGTACGGAAAGTTTCCCATCGGTCCGGTCTCGACCTCGCACACCAGCGGCGCGTCAGCCTCCTTGCGCGTCGCCGTATCGATGACAAGCATGTTGCCGCTTTCCGTGTCGCCGCAAAGCCACCTGTCAAAACCCTTGAATGGCAGCGTGCCGCGCCAGCGCGTCAGGTTGTAGCTCTTTCGCTCATGCCAGCGCTGCAGGATCACATCGTACTCCCACGTAAAATTCTCGCTGCTGACGGCAACGAACGGATGGCCCTGGGTGACGTAGACCGACACCTGGAGGCTGCTCTTGTCCGGCACCGCCTCGATCAGCCGGTCGAGATCCGGCGGCGAGATCTTCAGCGAGGTGAAGCCTTCGAGCTGCCGCACCGTGAAGTCGTCGGCGACGAAGAAGATGCCGTGGCCGAACCCCTCCTCGTGTCCGCCGATGGCGTAACGACCGGCGATGCCGCGATCGTGCGTGGTGATCGGCGAGAACGGAAAGCCCGTCGCCTCGCCGTTGATGCCCCAGAACTCGATCGACTCGCCTCCCGCGGCGATCAGCGTGTCGCCGCGCGCGAGCACTCTGTATAGCGTGTCGGGCCTGCTCTCGGCGGTCGCGGTGTCGAGCGTGTTGATCGCGGTCGAGTTCAGACCCGTGGCGCGCATCGCGCCGGTGCCGTAGCCGAAGATGAAGAAGCCTTTCAGGAAGCAGACGGAGTTCGGCGCGCCGACGTCCGCATCCGGATAGGCCGACACCGCCGACGTCGTGGCGACGAACGCGCCGTTATCCGGCGAGACGATCACGAGATCCGGCGTCGCCTTGTTGTTGCGCGCGAAGAACACCGGATCGCTGCCGGTCAGCGTGCCGGCAAGATCTGTCCCCGCCCCGCCTGCAGGGTTGAACGTGTTCAACTTGCCGGACCAGGCAGTGTAGATCAGTGCGCCCGCCTGAAAGCCGCCGCGAAAGCCGCTCTCGTTGGTGGGGCCGAAGGCCCTGAGCCCCGGCGCGCGCACAAGCTTGAACGGCGTGCCCGCGGTTTCCCCTAACGACTCCACAAAGCAGTTGATCAGCCGCCCGCCGCTCTCCTGAGGCCGTTGCCCGGGCATCGATGTCGTCGGAAGAACGATTGCGGTCATGTGATCACAGGCCGTGTGTCGTTGAGCAAGAGATTCAGACGGCGCGCCGAGTACTCAGCGTCATTGCGAGCGATGCGAAGCAATGCAGAACCGCAAGCACGGAGTGCGTGGCTCTGGATTGCTTCGTCGCTTCGCTCCTCGCAATGACGGTTGCAGCTTTCGCTCGCAATGACGGCTAAAAGTACGTCGTCTTCAGGGTTTCGCGCGTCGGCCGCGTCGCGGTGAGCCTGCGCAGCTGCCGCTCGATCTCGAGCTTCGCATCGAGGCTGTAGGGCATGCCGAACGAGGGCGCGGCCTCATTGGCCAGCAGCCGCGCCAGCGGCAGGAAATGTTCGGCCTCAATGGCGTTCACGTCGGCAACGTCGGTCAGGCCGTCGAGCGAAAGCTGCCGCGTGAGCGGCTCGAGCAGATTGCCTATGGTGGCGGAATCCTCGTCCGACAGGGGCTGCCCGGACGGCAGCACGCCGAGCTCCGCCGCAGCGCGCTCGATCAGGTCGACGCGGGTCCTTGTGATATCGGGCATGGGGATAACTCGGAGTGAGATCGAAAGCGCTTCCACTCCCCGGTGTCATCGCCGGGCTTGACCCGGTGATCCCGCTTAGGAAGGCACTGCGTCCCTAAGTGGGATGGCCGGGTCAAGCCCCGCCATGACAACGCGGAGAGACTTAGCAAGCCTCACGCCACCGTCGAGCTGGCGAAATAGCCCGTGACGATGCCGTGGTCCTTCAGGTCGTCGCGATCGGCGGCGCCGGAGCCGAACGTCATCTTCTCGATGCCGTAGATCGCCTCGATCGCGACGCCATGCTTGTCGCCGTAGTCGAACGTCTCCTGCCTGGACACCCAGCGCTTGGCGTAGGCCGCGCCGATCGCCTGTGCGCCGCACAGATAGACCGGAACCACCGTATCGGTGCCGGCGGCGCCTTCGCCCGTGTAGGTCGACGTATCATAGAGGCCGTGCGCCTCCTTGATGATCATGCCGTCCCACAACAGATCGCCGCCCTTGAACAGACGCTCGTTCTCCATCGCCAGCGCCACCTCACGCTGTGCGGCCGTGATCAAAGAGTCGTTCTTCAGGTCGCGGAACGCGAGCGGATGCGCATAGACGATATAGAGATGCCTGCCGTTCTTCTCGGAGCGGATCGGACGAACCTTGGGGTTCGCCCGGGTCAGCGCCTGCAGCTTCATCGCCGACAGGTCCGCGGCGGTGAGAATGTCGGCGGTGGCGTCGAGCTGGTCCCAGCCCGCCGAATGGTCGCTGCCGGCATAGCCGGACGCGAAGAAAACGCGGTCGGCGTTGTCGGTGAGCCACTCGTCGCGCTGCGCCTCGGACGCCGTCGCCAGCGCGACACCGTTGATCGATGCGAGAGCACGCTCGATCAGCTTTTCGGTGTCCTTCAACGCCCACTCCTTCAGCGTGTGCTTGGCCGCCTCGCGCAAGGAGATCGCCGAGAACTGCTCGTCGATCTCGGCGAAGCGAACGCCGTTGCGGCGCTTGGTGATCGCCACCTCGAACGAGCGGGACGCCATGTCCTCCTCGTTGCCCTCCAGCACGTCGCGGCCGGTGACGGCGTCGCCGGTCAGCTTGTTGACCAGCGCGAAATTGATCCGGTCGCCCGGCTTCTTGGCGAGGTTCTCCTTGACCTGGATGATGGAGTTCTCGTTGGTCCCCATCTCGCCGGAGTAGCGGTTCTCGGTGAGGTATTCGGTGAAGAACTTGTCGTCCCACTGCTCGACGGTGAGACCTGCGCCAACGATCGTGTCAGCCATGTGTAATGTGTCCTCTCAAAGATGATGATGACATCCGCCGATGAGAACCCGAACTGGGAATGGTCAGTCGGCGCGAAGTCACCCGCCACCGTCATTGCGAGCGAAGCGAAGCAATCCAGCGCAGCATCCGCGGCATATACCGACCCGGCTTCGCTCTTCGAGCTTCGCCGAGGCACAGCTGGATTGCTTCGTCGCTTCGCTCCTCGCAATGACGGCAGAAAGCAACTCGCCCCGGTCGACCAAACCTCAACCCGGCTTCCTGCGGTCGAAGATGTCGTTGAGTGATGCGGGGCCGGACCAGGCCGGACCGCTTCTGACGCCCACGTTGCGGGCGCCCGCGAGGTTGGATGGCGTGGCAGGGGCGAAACGCGGCCCCATAGCCGTTCGAAGAACGGCGTCGCTTCGCTCGCCTATGCCGCCGTTGAGTTCGGCCAGAATCTTCTCGCGCAGCTCGGCCTCGACCCGCGCCTTGAAGGCGGACGGGTCGTCGCCGATTTCGGCTCGAGTGATCTGCCGCTGATGCCACCTGACGGCCTCCGCATACCGGTTGGGGCTATTGACGACGCGCCGGTAGTCCGCCGGGTCGAGCCGTCCTGCCTGCAACGCGCCGAGGAACGCCTGCTCGGCCTCGTTGACCTTCGCTTCGTCGAAACGGCCGATGGCGTTTTCACGGGCGAAGGAATGCAGCGTCTGGTTGATCCGCTCGAACTCCGGCGAGACGGTCTGCGCCACCTCAAAGCGCGTCGCGGCTTCC